AGGACAAACACAATGGCAAACGAAAGCACAAGTTCTACACTCTCGGAATTATATACTGAGATTGTAGCTGAAGCATTATTCGTAGCAAGTGAAAGATCAGTAATGAGACCACTTGTAAAGAATTATGCAATACAAGGTGGTGGAAAAGCAGTTGAAGTTCCAATCTATGCGGCAGTTTCTGCGGCCGCGGTATCGGAAGCATCTGATTTATCTAACACAGCAATCAACCCATCTTCTGTAACTATTACAGCATCAGAAAATGGAATAATGACTACTCTAACAGATTTAGCAAGAAACTCTGCACCAAGAAATGTTGCGGCAGATATTGGTAGATTATTTGGAGAAGCAATCGCAAAAAAAATAGATGTAGATTTAACTGCACTATTTGATGGCTTTTCACAAGAAGTTGGAGATGGAACAGCAGTTCTAAGTGCGGCTAATGTATTTAATGCAGTAGCAGTATTAAGAAAAACAGGAGTTCCAACAGCCGAAATATCAGGAGTATTTCATCCTCTAAATGCGTATGACCTAAAAAGCGGTCTAACAAATACATTTGTTGGTAGAGATACTGAATTATCAAACGAAGCATTAAGAAATGGTTTCGTTGGTAAAGTAGCTGGTGTTAATATATTTGAAACTTCAAATATGGCAGACAGTTCTGGTAATAATCCAGGAACTACAGGCGATTATAAAGGTGCAGTATTCCATAGAGACGCTTTAGGAATGGCTATGATGCAAGACCTTAAAATCGAAACTCAAAGAGATGCGTCTCTTAGAGCAGATGAGATTGTAGCAACAGCAGTTTATGGTGTAGGCGAATTACACGATACTTATGGTGTTGAAATGAATGTAGATTCATCAATACAATAATAAGATAGTTATAAGGGCGAGAAATCGCCCTTATATTAAAAAGGAGAATATATGGATATAAAATTAACAAATGGAAAAAAGGTAATAACAAGATCAAAAGAACAATATGAAGCTAATATAAAAACTTTTAAATTGAGAGGTTTTGCTCCTGTTGATGCAGTAAAAAAAGAAATTAAAAAATCTAAAATAAGTGATATTGTAGATAAAGTAGTACAATTAAAAACAAAAAAAAAGACAAGGAAAAAGAAATGAAAGAATTAAAAAGATATTTGAAAATGGCACAAGATAATCCAAAAGTAACTGCTGGTGTTATTATTGCTATTGTAATTATTATTAGTTTAGTAGGTTAATATGGCTAATTATACAGGTGCGAATGTTATTACTACATCAGATGTTTTAAAGTATCAGCCTGATGCGTTTAGCTTTGGTATATCTACAACTGCCACAGAAACAACAAACTTTCTAGCACAAACAACAAATGATATTCTAAGACAATTAAGAATAGAGTGGTGGCCTGTATATAAAACAAATGTATTTACAGATATTACAGTTCTTAATACTGCTGAAATGGTAGATACAAAAGTTAATTTAGATCAGTTTGAAAGGGCTGGTGTTTATTTATTTTTATCAAGATTTTATTTACCAGCATTATCTAAGTTTAGACCTGAGACAGAAAAAGATAGATTTGAAAGAATGGCCGAACATTATGCTTCAGAATATAACAAAGAATGGAGATCAATCTTAGAAGATGGTGTAGAGTACGATTCAGATGCTTCAGGAACTATTGCAGTAAATGAAAGAGAGCCTTTGCATGGCTTACGAAGATTAAATAGGTAATGGCAGTCGATTTAAAGATTAAAACAAATCAAAAACAATTAAGTAAAAAATTTAAAAAGTTTCAATCTGTATTACCTAGAATTATTGACAAAGGTATAAAACAAGCTGGATTCCAATTACTAGATATTATTAGAACTAAAACTAAAAAAGGCATTGATTTTAATGATGTTGAATTTGAGGGTTATTCACAAGGATATATAAATAAATTAAAAAGAGAGGGTAAATCAACAAACGAAGATTTATTTTATTCTGGTAGAATGTTAGGTAGTTTAACAAGTAAAAAAACAGGAAAACACAAAGTATCATTAGGTTTTAGTAATGCACAAATGCGTCAGAGAGCATTGTTTAATCAAGTTATGATGGGAGATAAAAATAGAGAATTTTTTGGCTTTAATAATAAAACAGAAAAGATTATAAGTAAGCAATTCAATAGATTTGTAGAAAAAGAATTAAGAAAGTTTAGAATATGAGTGTAAGAGAAAATATAGCATCTAATTTATTATCTGTTATATCAGCTATATCTAGTCCTGATATAATTAAAGCTACAAGACAACCTTTTCAATTAGACGAATTATCAGATAAACAATACCCAGCAGTAATAGTACAAACTTCAGAAGAAAATAGAGATGATTCTGAATTAGGAAGTGGTGCTAAAACTAGACATGGAACAATAGATTTTGTAATATTAGGATTTGTTAAAGGTGCAGAAGCTAATATTGATACTAAAAGAAATGAGTTAATCACAGCTATTGAAACTGCATTAGAATCTGATATTACAAGAAATAGTAACGCACTTGATACAGAAGTCATACAAGTAGAAACTGACGAGGGTACATTGTTCCCTATTGGTGGAATAAGAATGGTTGTTAGATGTATGTATGAGTATCAATCAGGAACACCATAAAAAAGGAGAAACTATGGCAACTAAAGATAAAATTATAGATAAAATAGAAAAGAAAATAGACAGCATTGAAAAATTACATGATAAAGAATCAATGATGTGCGAAGAAGTCAAAGATTTACTTGCTGATTTAAGAGATGATGTTGAAGATGAAAAATGGGAAGATGATTCACAAGATGATTTTGATGAAGATAATGATGACGAAGATATTGACGAAGAAGAAGATAAGGAGTAAAAGACTTTATGGCTAAAGACATTAAATTATTTAAAGATGGAAATGAAGTAGTAATTAACGAAACACAGCTTGATAATTTTTTAGATTTAGGTTGGAAACAACAAAAAGATAATATATCAACAAGTAAAAAGGAAAATAAAAAATGGCAACACACTTTGGAAAAGAAGGAGTCGTAAAAGCTGGTGGAACAGGTATTGGCGAACTAACAGGTTACACACTTGAAACTACTGCTGATGTTGTAGAAGATACTCAATTATCAGATGCAAC